CCAGTTTGCTGGTTCAATTTTTCCATCTGCAACTGCTACAACTTCTGTTCCTGTTGGAACTGCAAAGTCGACACCAGTGTGATAGCCTTTTGACCACATCTTTCCAAGTTTCTTATAGTGTGTTGTAATTTTTCCGTCTTTAATTGGTAATCCCATTTTAATCTCCTAAAGTATTAAGCCTTTAAATTGTCTTATTTCAGAAACAATAGGTGATGCACCGTTATGATATACCATACATGAAATAGGTGTATCTGGTTTAGCATTAAAGAACCAAGACAATGTAAATTGAATTGATTCTATACCGTCTGGAACTGCATATGTATTAGTACCAGTTGTATCATTTTTTCCTTTATAGTCTCTTGAATAATTCATTTTTACATAAGTTGGTCTACCAGTTTTAGGTAAAGTTAAATGTAATTGTGCTTCCCAAAAACAATGACCTTCTTGTGTAGGAACTATTGCATCCTTACCATTAAGAACCATTGGTACCCATTCTTTAGGTTTAAATGATTGTTTATTTTTATCATCTTTCCATTGAATATACATTCCCATATTTATCTCCTTATAAAACAAAATAGGAGGGCAGTTTTATCTACCCTCCTTTTATTATATCCTAGTTATTGCCAAGGATCTTCTTCTGGAGCCTGTTGAGTTACAGTTGCTTCAGATGTTGACCATGGATTTCCTGATAATTTCTTAGCAGTTTTTGAATACAATGCTATGCCAATATCACTTGCTTCAATTTCGTAGGCATGACCGTTAGTACCGTCATTCTTTTTAAATTCATGATATTTAATTTTGCCTTGCACAATGACTCTATCACCTTTCTTTAAAGATGAAGCCATATATTTGCCTAGATTTCTCCATCCAGACACATTATAATATGCAGTTCCTAGATCTTTCCATCCGCCTTTACCGTCTGGAATGCTATCGCTGCATGCGACACGAATGTTTGTAACATTCTTATCTGGTCCAAAAGTCTTTTCTTCTGGATCTTTTACTAAATTACCTACAATTGTTGTAATTGCTGGCATATCTTACCTTCCTTTACTCTGATTTGGATTTATATCTAGGATAGGATCTAAAGCAACCCTTGCTCCTAGACTTTCTAATGTCTTCTTTACTTTATTTAAGTATTGAATACATAGAAATCTTTCTGTGTCAGTGTAATGTCTCCACTGACTTTCATAAAATTGTATCGTAAGAAAGGTATTATAGTCAAGTATATCTATCTTAAAATCTTTAGGGACTTTAATAGTTCTTACAGCATTCTTCATTACTTGGTTATACATTATTTTCCATTGTTATACCAGACCAAATATTAAACCAATCTTCTTTTGTTTTATTTACATTAAACTCTTTAGATATTTTTCCACCCTCAAAATATACCCCACCCCAAACTCCCCACTCTTGGTTACTAACTGCGTAAGCAAGGCACTGCCTCTGGGCTGGGCATCTCACACATAAAGAGTCAACTGCTGCTCTTACGTTAGATTCTTCTTCATACTTATCAAAAAATAAATTTGTATCCATGCCTAAGCATAGTGCATCTTTTCCAAACTTATACATATCTTTCCTTTACTATTCTATCTGGAATATTCCATTGACCATTTACACATCTAAATATTTCTTTTGTATACCATCTATCATCTTTAAAAACACCACTAGTTTTCATAAAAGCATTATCATCTTGATATAAATATTCTATATCCCATCCATTCCAAGATAATTGACTATTATTACTTACTAAACTTTCTGCTTTTTCTAGGCTATTTATTTTCAAATTCTTCTCCTATGCTTTTGCCAGATCTGCTAATTTGTAGATATGTAACTGCTAATAAAAATAATTGAAGTAATACTAAAAATAAAAACCCTACTTGTTGAGTATAAAAAGAGTATAAAATTGTAACAATTTGATTAATAAAATATGTAAAGATAGTTATAATTAGTAGTGGTTTATTAAACATTCCTCCAAATATTAAAGAGGTAACGCTTAAATAAAATAAAAATGTAAAAAAGAATAACACTAAAGACCAAGAATTAAGACTAATATCTAAATATTCCAACATCGCATCCCTCCACACTTTCTGCTTGTGCTACTAACTTTGAAATAGGTTCTTTAGGTAGACTAAAGTATGCAAAATAGTTTACATAATTAAAATGTTCCATAACCCACTGATAGGTTACTTTAGAAAATGCTATCTTAAAGCCTTTTTGTTTTAAAAAATTTTCTGATGAATTACAAAAAGATGCAGTGAAACTATTTATTTTATGTGGACCAACAGACCATACCTGTATATCAGAATCTATATTTGGATTTGACAATGCTACACTCATTGCTCTCATGAATATTTCATAGTCATTAAATGACTTAGTACCTTCTACAACTATAATCAATGTTATGCCAATCTCTATAAATTGTTAATCGTGTCTACTGCTTTTGTAATTTCATTAAGTTGTTTCTTTGATAAAGAAAAAACATCTACTGGAGTTGCTGATCCTAGATCAACTAAGCCTTCGGAGTCTAAAAACCCTTTATACAATACATTCTCATCTACCCAATAAGCAATGTTATCTATTACGGCAAACCGTAGTGTAGTTTCTTCTTCTAATTTTTCCATCTGAGTTTTTTTCTTTTCAAATATTGTTTGTGGTGTCTTCAACATCTTGTCTATTGTTTCGTTGTTCTTCGAGTTGTCTAAGCCTAAACTCTGTATAAGTTTTATATAATAAAAAATCATACTCAAGTTTATTGCACTTGTTACGATAATAATCAAGCATAGACTGTATAACTTTTTGATTTTGTTCATTCATACAACTCCTTTACACTATTCTATATGTTAAAGTCGTTTTTGTCAATATATTTTCTTAAAGAAAATGCTGAATCGTACCAAAGAGGATCGTTAGATTTTTGTCCTCTTATTCTTTGAATTGCACCCCATTTAGAACGAGCCCAAGCATAACCTGAATCTCCACCCCAAAGTAACCATGCAATTTTACCATTAGATGGTCTTTCCGAATTATTCCAATCTTTACCTTGTTTATCTACTTCATGACGAGAAAAGAAAGAATACATTCTTCCTACAGTTTCTGGACTTAATTCTTTTCTGTTTGCTAAATCTCTAGCACGGGCAACACCTACTGCTGTTCCTCCACGACCAAACTTTCTTCTTAATTCTAAACCTCTACGAGCATTATTAGCCATAGATTCTGTTGGTCTTAAATCTAAATCTTCTAATGATCTTTTTGACATATCTTCATTATGATCCATGCTATCATGCATATCTTCTTCCACATCGCTTCCTACTGTGACATATCCATCTGGAATAACTGCAAATCTACATGCACCTTCTTCTTCAATTGGCATTTCTAATATTGCACATGCAACTGATGACTTATGTAATGCACAGTTGCCACATTTAACACCAATAGATGCATTTTCATTATCGCTGCCACTTTCATAGCCAACCCAAATTCCTTCTGCTTTATCTAGTGGCCCTGCTTCTGTTGCTAATTTTAAAAGTGAATCTGCAAGCATTTGTTCTGCGTCAGATAATTGATCATATAATGGTTTGCCTTCCCAGTCTTCTGCTTTTGTTACTTTTTTACTGTCTGCTTCTGCTGCATATAATGCACGTTGTTGTTGAATTGCAGATCCTCTAGTTTTATGGCATCCGTGGGCTCCTGATGGACCTACTACGGCATATCCGCCCTTGCATCCTGGGCCATTTCTTACTATATCATAAGGCATAGTTAAATTATATCACTTTCTTTTCATATCATTTTCATGCTTTTGTATAAGATTTTCAAGGAAGAATCTTTCTTCATCTGGTAAAGTATCCTTTATTTTAATAGTATATTCATAGTCTTTAATCATAACCATTGGTACCCCGTCAGTATCAAACTGCATTTCAATAATCCCGTCATTCCATAATTTAAATGCTAGTTCGTTTATAAATTTAAAATGCTCATCAAATAGTTCTGGAAATAACTCTTGGCATCTAGGTGTAAGGCCATAGGTTATCTGATCAGTTTTAGCATCGTATCCTATAACCTCCAATGCTCCCATTTGAATTAATTGCTCTATAATATCTGGATAGTCTTCATCATTAATCATCATATTAATTTATACCCTCCACCGAACCACGAGTCTCCTTTAGGTCTAATCTTATCTGGAATAAAGTCATCTGCATTGTCTGAATCTACTCCACCTCTTGTCCAAGTATGTATATCTACTTCTTTAATTCTATTTCTTTCTGTATTAACTATTGCATTGTATACAGAACCACACATAGCATCAGCCAAGTCCTTTGACTTTTTTCTGGGGTGGTCAACCTTATTTCCTATAATTCTTAATTCTAGCAACTCTTCTAATAACAAGTCAATATGTGGTGCAATAATTCTTTCTTCATAAAATAACATAGTTAAATCTTCATAATGTTTTTTAGCAACAGACAAAGTATCAGTTTTAATTCCTACCTGCTTTAACTCTTGTTGAATATCAAATGATTGCCATCTATCAAATGTCACTAAGCCTAATTGAAATCCTTGTCTTCTTAAATCTATAATCCAATTTTTAACTTCACTAAGATCTACTGGACCTTCACGATGTGGCTCCCACCAAGCAATTGCATCTACAACTACATATGGAACTATCTGTTCATAGTTATTAAATGATTGAACATTTACCCATTTATCAACATGTGCTATAGAAACGGCACACTTATCATGTTTTTGTGCAAGATCAGCATGTACATAATATATAGTATCTTCTTTAGGTTTAAAATTTAAATCAAATCTTCTTGCATTATCTAAAGGATTTCTATTTGATAAAGCCTTCTCTACTTTTTCTCTTGACTTAAAAAATGCATCAGATGTAAACGTTGGCATGCAAGCAAAACGCATTAATGCATCTCCAGCATCTGTAAAAAATGCTATCTTAAAATCTTCTATCTTTCTTGTAGGATTCATTTCCCATGTTGGTCTACGTAGTGCAAATACTCCAGGGTATTTATAAGACTCTATATGATCTTCTTCCCATTCTATTTCAAATGAATTATTAGGATCATCTTCACTCATAGTTGGATTAATTGTAAATTTATGTTTTCTAACTACCGTTTCTTTATCTGCTACAACATCATCATATCTTTTAGAAATAAAGTCACCTTTAAATCTAGGAAATGATAAAAGAATTACTTTGCCAAAATCTGGAAAGCGAGAATCAACAGAGCCTCTGAATGCCTTGTATAAGTTGTCAGCAGTTTTACCTTGGTCATTTCCAGCAGCACCTTCCATTGCAAATCCAGAAATTTCATCAAGGATTGCAAGCATTAAGTTTAATCCTTCTGCAGACTCTCTTTCAGAGTGTCCAGAGTAAACTGTGATAGATTTCTTAAACTCTATGTTATTAACCTTAGATTCATATTTACCAGCAAACCATGGGGACTGCTCTATCTTGCTCTTTAAACCCTTAAAAAACACGTTTTTAGCCTGTTCTGCGTTAACAGCCACGTTTATTATATCTATTGCGTCTCCGCTAGGCTTTCCAAAATATTTAGCAGGATCTTTTAAACATAATAATTTATATACAAGATAAGCACAACCTATAGTAGAGGTATGATCTTTTCCACTACCCTTGCCACACATAAGGATAACTTCTTGTTTAGTATATTTTTTATAGTGTTCTTTGCCTTGTTCTTTACCTAAAAATCTAATTAGATCATCTTCTTTATATATTTGACTCATACACTCTGCAAGAATATATTGATACTCAGATAGTTCTGGTTGATTTAAATAGTCTTTACCTGTAACAAATGTTTTAATATCTACTGGGTTTTCTTCAAATGGACTTTCATCTAGTGCTTCAATAAAGTCGCTAAAATCAATTGTTGTCAATTACTATTACCTCAGTTTGTATATCGGAAAGTCTTTTCATAATTTCTTCCCTTATTTCTGGGTGACTAGATGCTATATCTTTTAATATCTTAATTAAAATATCATGCTTTCTTTCCATTTCAATAATCTGTTCTGCTATTTCTTTATTATCTAATAGCCCTGCTTTTTGTAGCATTTCAAGTCTTTTAGTTTCTATGTCTGCAATAAGTTTAATTGATGTAGTCTTTGCTGTAAGGTTTGCTGTTTGATCTGCAGAGTCAATAACTTCATATGCTTTTTTAATTAATGAAGAGTAGTGTTGATCTGCACCTGCTAAGGCTTCTTTGGCTCTCATGTTAATAGCCTGATTGTTAGATATCATGGCTCGCCAATCATTTAGCAAGGCCATTACTTTAGGTCTAGGCAAGTCTAACTGTTTAGATATTTCTGCAGAATCTAATCCTTTAAGATATTCTGTAGCAACACTATTAACTAAGTCTAAATGTTTTACTAAGTCATCACTCATTTTAATGTCCTTAGTAATACGAGGTAGCCAATAAGATCAAGTATTGTATCCTCTGATGCATATTCGCTCCCTTTCTTTATTCTATTAAGTTTATCATCTATTCTAATATATAGTTGTTCTTTAGGATCAGACTTACTAAATATATTAATAGGATGGCTGTATGAACTACCGTAAGACTTATTCTTATTAATTAATAACTCTGCTATATTAAGACATTCATCTAATATTTTGCTACCCGCTGGTGCCTGAGTAGATATATCTTTGATAAACTTCATTCTATCGTCAAGCATCTTATCAAAATCTGGTGTTTTATATTCAGCCATTATTTCCTCTTAGACTTTCTAAGGCCAAACTTAGCCATATAAACATATATAGTTTCAACACTAGCCCCACATTCTTTTGCTACTTCTGCTGGACTTTTTTTATCTATCTGTATTCTTTTGGTTAGCCAAGCCTTATTTGTATATAATTTCATTCTACCACTACCCCTATGCCTTGTCAATATTCTTAGGTTCATCTGCAAGTTTATTCCAATTATTACTTGCATACCAGCCTATTGCAATAGAATCTGCTACATCATCATCTGATACATTTAAATTAAACTCAATATTTACCTTATTAATTGTTCTGGCTTTTCTCATTTCTCTTTCTTTAGCCTTATAAAAAGAGTATGACTTATCATGTCCATGCAGATCTTTGATTGCCTGCTTTTCTTCTTTCTTAAGTTTTCCATTACCTATCCAATTCTGCCACGAGACTGGTGAGCATGAAACAACAGCCCTATTACCAAACATTTGCACTGTTCCAATTATTACACCTTGAACGATTGCTAAGTTTATCGCTGTCTTTTGAGAGTTAGTATATATTGCTGATTCAATAACTACAGCATCTATGTCAAAGTTCTGTAAAAATTGAACTAACTTTTTACATGCATCTCCTGCTCTTTCATAAACATGTCTTCCAGTAAAATTAATCTTTCCAAACTTATGTAATTCACCTTCATGAAATATTGAAAAAGCCATTGAGTTAGTTGAGGCATCTATTGCTAATATTTTTTTAGGGTGTCCAATATATAGTAGTTTATTTCTTTTCATAATCAAAATAGTCCTTTATGTCTTTTATAAATTTATCTACCTTTTTATTGTTAATAAGACATGCGTTGCAAAACTCTTCATTGTTATAAGCACTTAACAAAGTTCCACATCCTCCTGCACATCTTCTTTCTTTACCAAATCTACTTTTATACTTGGATGTTTGATATCTTTCAACTATCTTTTGCTTAGTTGATTCAACTCTACATTCAGGGGAGCAGTATATCTGATTCTTGCTTTTTGTACTAAACTCTTCGTTGCACCATTGGCATATTTTCATTCAAGATCTTTCCTTAATGCAATCTTTATATCTCCAACAGGCTTTGTTTGGCATACTTTAACAAACATACAGTCTTTACACATCTTAGAGTTATACTTTAATCTATTTGGATTTTCTGGTAATTTTTTATCATCGAAGGCTTGTTTAACTTCCTTCATCCAATCGAATAGATAATTAATAAACTCTTTATACTTTTGATTTAAATGAATAGGAAACATTAGCATCTCATGATTATTTTTATTTTCATAGATTAATATTCCAAATGCTTTCTTTAATATCTTCATATAAATTAATAGTTGTTCTATATGATAAGAAGCAGGCTTAGTTATTCTATAAAAACCCTCTTCAGTTTTAGTTTTTATTTCAGTTAGTATCTCTTGACCTTCCCACATTAAAACAACATCTGTTTTACCAGATATTGGAGGATCGTCAAAGGTTAGTTTTGCTTCTCTTGTAACTAAGATTCCAGCATTCTCTACTGCATCTTCTATTCTAATATGTCTATCTGTTCCAGAGTCCATATTTGCAACATCATACCAATCATTAGTATTTTCTGCTTCGTTGCCTTCAAAATATAGGTACCAATATCTAGCACATTTACCAGATGAATATACTAAAGACGAGGGTGTAAAACTACTTCTCTTAGCAAAATACATACCCTTTTTATGTTCATATCCATCATGAATCTTTTTAATAATATCATTTAGATTAATCTTAGTATTAGTATCACTAGATTCTTCTTTAGATAAAATTTTTTTAACTATACCCTTTGCCATTAGAATGTCCTAACTGAATATTTAAGGGCATCTACTAATCTGTCTATAGTTTCTCTAGCAGAGTAATATAAATTCTTTTTTGCCCTGTCATCTTTTTTAACATGGGAATACCATGAGGCAAGCATTCCAAACTTAGCAGAATATGCTTGTAGTTGTGTAATAGTTATAGTTACCTTTGCTGGTGGAATATCTGGATTTGCTATAAGTTTGGCAACTATTACCAATGCCTTAGTCAACTCTTCATCTTTCATATATTCTGATATCTCGTTAAAATGAGATATGCTATTTAATAAATCTACTGTGTTATCCACTATTTCTTCTCTCTTAGTTGTTCAAATACTTCCCACTCTATTATAGCAAGACGGATCTTCTTAGATCCTTTTCCTAAAACTAACATTATTGCTGGGTTTTTCTTTCTATCAACACTCATAGTATCCATAACTATCTTTGACCAGTTATCTTGATTTATAGAAAAAGACTTGCTATATTCTTTTACATCAATAACAAAGTCATCATTGCTTCCATCTGCTTTTATGGCACCTCTACCTGAATTTTTATGCTGCTTAGCACCAATTCTTTTTAGTTCTCCACGTTCACTCATTAGTACCCCTTTATATTAAAGTTAACCTTAGACAGATGCCTTTCTTTACACATCCAAGTAAGATCTGCTGTTTCTTTATACATTCTTGCTGACTCTACAGTTGCTTTGCATACTTGACAAATAAACTTGCCAGTATAAGTAGAGTATCTAGGCGTTAAGTTTTGATTCAAGTTCTTTTAATTTCTCTGGATTATCTTTTAGATATTCAATTACTTTTGCTCTGCCTTGCAATCTTTCACCTAAAACTGTATACCAGGCTCCACCTTTTTCAATTATTCCAAGTAGTTCTGCGGTGTCTGCTATGTCTGCTACCTTATCTACTCCTATTACTGGACCATCAAAATAAAAATCATATTTACCAGAAAGAAAGTTTGGACCTGTTTTATTGAAGTCAATATGCCAACTAACTTCACGACCAACTTTTGATTCAAGAAGTTTGTCTCCTACTTGTACTTTGCTTTTTAAAGCATTGTTATCAGAATCACTAGACCATAATTTAATTACAGTGCTAGAGAAGAATTTAACAGCCAAGCCACCCGTAGGCATATGTGATGCATACATTGCACCAATATTATTACGTTGTTGTGATATTAAAACTAGTAAGGTTTTATTCTCTTGGTTATTTGCATAATTAAGCATTTTAACAGCATTAGTCATATCTTTTGCTTCTGCACCTATTTGTTTTGTGTTCTCTAATTGTTTTAACTCTGTAGAGTCTTTTTCAAAATATATTGCAGGTAGTAGTGCTGATATAGAGTCTACAACTAATATATCTACCTTTGCTTTCATTAATTGAGTAGCAACATCAACCATATCATTAACAGTTCTTGCTTCTGAATAGATTAATTTATCTGTGTCTACCCCGAGTTTTTGTGCCCAAATAGGATCAAATGATTGCTCTGCATCTATCCATGCACATAACTTACCTTCTTTTTGTGCTTCACCTATCATTTGTAAACAAAAAGATGACTTACCTGCTGACTTGTTTCCCCAAATCATTACTTGTCTTCCATATGCAAGACCACCTTTTAGTGCATTATTTAAACTAATACTAGGTGTTTTTTGTTTATTAACTTCTACTTCACTTGCATTGCTTAGTCTTTTTCTTAAACTAGGATCTAGTTGAGAAAGAAACTCGTCTATCTTTATACCTTCCATACCTTTTTCCATTCTAGTCTTTACTTACTTCTTTTAATATTTCTGTTCCATCTTTTGTTTTTTCAAATATCATCTTCTTAGCCTTGCCTGGTTCACACTTCATATATGCCTCTGAATACATTGTAGGAAATACAACTATTGGTTTCATCTCTCTATTGGCATCGGCAACTATCATGTTAGCCATCTTTTTACCAGCCTTTGTTGTTCTAGGTTTAAATGATAACACATAAAACTCATTTAGGGAATATGGCAAAGATTTATAATTTAAAAACTTTATCAGTGAATTATTTATAGAGTTTTTAATATTATCTATTTCTATTGCTTCCATAATTCTATTTGCACCTACCGCCAAAATATATGTCTTACCTGGCTCTATCTTAGTATCTTCATCATCAAATACACCTACCAAACCTGTGGCATCCATTATCTCTACTCTTGACCATCCTTTACCACGTTTAATATTTTTTACAACACTTATAAGAATATATACACCTTCTTCATCGAAGTCTTCTACATCATCTATGTAAGCGTAGTAGTGTTGAGGAACAGTTGTTTTAAACTCTGGTAAGTTTAAATACTCATATAAATTTTCTTTTACCTTTGCTTCATCTCTTGGATTATCTAAAAATGTTAATGCACCTACAGCATCTAACGCTTGCACTGCTCTTGAATTTATACCACTACCTTTTTTAAATGCAACTGACATAAAGTGTGCTTTAGATTCATATGGTCTATGAGCAATAATTTTAGAAGCAACTCCGTCTGAGATCCATTTAATTGATGATAGACCCATTCTAATACTCTTACCTTCAATCTTAAAATCACTATTTGATTCATTAACATGTGGTAGTTTAACTGCAATATTCATTCTTTTTGCTTCAATTAAGTATTCAGTTCTAGTATCCTTGTCTTGTTCATTCTTTAATAATGAATGCATAAACTCTACAGGATAATAATATTTTAACCATGCTGTCCAATATGATAAAGTAGAGTAAGCAACTGCATGTGATTTATTGAATGAGTACCCTGCGTGAGCCTCAAAATCATGCCATAATCCCTCTGCTTTGAATGGGGTAATATGTTTTGATGCCCCAGTAACAAACTGGTCTTTAAATATGTCAAATTCTTTTGCATCCTTTTTCTTACCTATAATTTTACGAACCTTATCTGCTTCTGCCATAGTCATGCCACCAAGATGTACGCAAGCCTGCATAACTTGTTCTTGATATAAAACACATCCATATGTATCTTTTGTAAACTCTTGCATAATAGGGTGAATATATTCTGTAACTACTTTGCCGTGTTTTCTAGCCAAGTATGCTTTACCAATAGTATTCATGGCACCTGGTCTTACAAGTGCATTAGAGGCTGCTAATTCATCTAAATTAGATACTCTCATCTTTACTAGTAAATTTGTATATGGTGTTGCTTCACATTGAAATACACCTTTTGTTTTACCATCTGATAGCATTTCGTATACTTTAGGATCGTCTAGTTTTATTTCTTCTAAATTAATTTTTATCTTATGTCTTTCTTTTATACTTTTTAAAGTATCATCAATTACTGTTAATGTTTTTAATCCAAGAACATCTAGTTTAATCAAACCAATATCTGCTGCCTCATCCATATCAACAGCAACTACTGGAATTCTTTCTTTAGTTCCTGGTGCAGTTCTAGTTTCCATTGGTGCATATTTAAATATTGGATCTTTTGCAGTAACAACACCTGCAGCATGAATACCTGTACCACGAATTCTTCCACGTAATTGTTCACCATACTTAACTACGTCGGGGTATTTTAATCTAAACCATTGAGCATTTTTACTAGTAGTAAAATCATCCCAATCATCTACTACCTTTAATACTTTATTTACTTCTGATAGTGGAATATTAAATGCTCTAGATACATCTCTAACTATACCCTTGCCTTTAAACATTAAGAATGTAGCAATAGATGCAACATTTTTATACTCTTGTTCTAAGTATGACTTAACTTCATCACGTCTTGAATCTGCAATATCTGAGTCAATATCTGGAAAGTCATTACGCTCTGGATTAATAAATCTAAAAAACAATAGTCCATACTTGAGTGGGTCAACATCTGTTATTCCTAATACATAGCAAACCAATGAACCTGCTGCAGATCCACGGCCAGGGCCTACTAGGATACCTTGCTCTTTAGCCCAGTTAAGCATATTAGAAACAATTAAAAAGTATGGAGAAAAGTTTTTATCTCTAATAATATCTAATTCTTCTTGCATTCTTTCTTTATATTCAGGTTTATCATATAATCCTTTTTCTACCATACCCTTTAAAACTAAATCAACTAATCCTTGATGAGGGTCATCAATTTTTGCGGGTAATAAATCTAAATTACTTACAATATTATATTCTTCTATCTTATTAGCAATCTCAATAGTATTTTCATAGATATCTTCTCTTTTTATACCCTGGTTTTGCATGGCTGTTTTCATTTCTTCATAAGATAATAAATGTATGTCAAACGATCTAAATGACATAGGTCTGTCTTTGCCATATAGATAGTCTAGTTTGTCCATTACATCGTTAATCTTTAGAGACTTTTCAAATTTAGCATCCTTTTGTAATTTAGCATGAGTGTTTAAAAGAAGCATAATTTCTTGAATTACTTTTTGATCTGGACTAGAGTGGTGGCAGTCTGGGGTTACAACTGATTTGATATCCATTGAATCAGCCAAATCAAGCAGTTCTTTGTTTAACTCTTTAGAATTGTGTGGCATAACCTCAACATAAAAGTCATCACCAAATCTATCCTTGAACCACTTCAAATGATTCTTTGCAATAGCGTATTCACCAAACTCTATAGCCTTAGCAATAAGACCAGACATACATGCTGATAATACAATAATTCCATCTTTATATTTATCTAATATTTCAAAGTCTATTCTAGGCTTTTTATAAAAGCCTTCTGTCCATGCTAATTCATTTAATTTATTAAGATTTTCTAATCCTTGTTGATTCTTTGCTAATAAAACTATATGA